TCTATTAACTAATTGACTCACTGAGCTAGTATTGTTATATCTTGCAAAGTTAATGCTTATTTTTGATTGTTTTTGAATTGGAGTATACAAGTGTTTTTGATTTGCCATAATTGCTAATCCAGAGCTTATTGAAGCGTCAAACTTAGTTCGGTTGGATATATCAAACTTTGCCCAATCTTCAAGTGTTTTCTGAAAATACATTCTACCTATTTCATCTTTACTTCGGTGTGTGCCCTCAAAGTCAAAGCCTACATGCTTTTCTATATAAGACTCAATCGCCGAAGCGTGAGATTGTTTTACATCTTCTGAGGTGTTAGGTATACCACCCAACTCCTTTTCTGTTTTTGATAGTTTGTTATATGTCTTATCTGGCCTATTCAAACAAAAACCTCTGTACCCTCTGTTTTTAAAATGGTACAACAATCTTGGTTTGTTGTTCTCGCACAAAATTGGCATGCCGTAAAACACACAAGCCATCAACACTTCTTCAAAAAATATTTCTGCAGTTTGAGGTCTAGCAATGTATTCTAAAAAAAATTCATTACTAGGTGCTTCATCCATATTAAACTTAGTTAATCCATGAAGCGCACCATTTGATCCTCTACCTACTACAACCCCAGATATGTCATAAGAGTCACAACCAAATGAACCTATATGCTCGTTACCTGGATATTTTTTACCGTTCTTCAAAATTACATTATTTTGTAGAGTCGGTTTAGGAATGTAAGATACAAAAAATCTTCCTCTTTTATTTGGGCTCCATATAACCTTAGAGTCTTTTATACCATTTTTCCAATGAAAGCCTCCTTGGGTTACATGGTGTGCAATATTTATTGAATCATTGTAATCTATTTGTTGATATATTTTTGTCAAATTAAATATAGATTGTTTACTTTCATCTCTAAATGCGTGTGACTCACTTCTTGGAAACTGTCTATAAAATTCGTTTAACGCATCAGGATCAGATGCTAGTGACTCTACTTCGTTTTCCCAATAATCAATAGCCCCTTGATAAATATCTTCTCCATCAATACCTTCTACAGATTTACTAGGAGTTTTGAACACTGGCATACCATACTTATCTATAAATCCTTCCATGTTCCATTCCATAGGTATAAATAAATTATACAAACCACTTTTAGTTTGTCCATTTGAATTTCTATTTATACACCAAGATGATTCATATAAATCTTTAAAGTTTTTACCACCTTTATCTAATGCGTTAGAGGTGGAACCCATCAAACATTTACCTATAACTTTACTTCCCAAACGTAAACATGTTTTTGTAACACGCCAGTTGTTTAAAATATTTTCTGGTCGCTCCCATTTTCCACTTTCATCATGTATAAGTAGTTGTAGTTTTTCACCATCATAACTATTGTCAGATGTGTTCTTCCAGTCTATAGTTGTGTCCAAACCTTCTAGCTCACTCTCGGCCACCACATACATATTTTTTTTTGTAATCTTTGATGCTGGAACTCTATATGCTAATTCTGTTTTTGGCTTATCCATACCATCTTGTATTGGTTTAAAAAAGAATGGATAGTTATTGCTTATAGGTACTATTTTATCAGTAAACATTTTTTTTGCATCAGCACCTGTTTTTGAAAGTATGCCAACCCTTGCATCTTTTGTTATAGTTGCAGTATTAACTCCTTCGCAAGAACTCATAAAAGAAAAGCCTGAACGTCTTATTTTTAAGTAACACATGCCAAAAGACCTTTTGTCTGCTTTGCATGCTTCCCAGTAAATATAAAATATTCTGTTTGCTTCTCTATAATCAGGATGTCCTACATCTATTTTTGTCCACTGTAAATACATATAATGAGTTCCTGTAATGTAAGTAGGCAATCCATTATTCATAAACCAAAAACCATCTTCTCTTCTATCAAACTCTTGCTCTATGTAATCCACCCATTTGTTTTTAAAAGCTGCTGGTGTTTCATGCCATTGAAATATAGACTGTATACGTTTTAATTCTTTTGGTAAAACTTTTGGTTCCCAATACTGATTTACAGATTTGTCACACCTTTTGTACACATCTTTAGGTTGTTTAGGTAAAGCAATTCTCAATCCATTTATATTTATAATGTCGTTTATTTGTCCTGACTTTGTAATAACAACAATATCATATTTTTCATTATATCCATATTGCCATGTTTTTGCTTTGTTTTTACTTGACAAAACATTTTTAGGCACCACGTCATGAAGTGTAGTAAATAGTTTATTTTGATCTTGATTCTGCAAACCCTTTTGGTATATTTTTTGTTTTTAATTCGTTCCCTTCTAATAAATCCTTTTCATCTTCTATTCTTTTCAATATTTCAAAAGCATCAAATATTGCAAGTTTTTTTGTTGCAGCTGCATTTTTTAATCTGTCTGCTGCTAACTCATCATCTTTATCATACTTTATAATATCTTCTTTTGCAACTTTTATAAGCTGTATTACAGCTTGTTCTCCAGCCTTTATAATTTTTTCTTTTATTTCTTTACTAGTCATTTAAAACCATTGTTATATTGTTAGTAAACATCCTATATAACTTTTCACCTTCTACATAAAATTCATATTCACTTTCAGGTGTAAAAGATATTTCATCACCAACCTTGACACCCATATCCTCAAGTTCTTTATTAATATATTTAATAGTGCCAATCAATGGCTCTTCCTTTCCTGTTTTACTAAGATAAGATTTTTTTGCCTGTACAGGCTTCACGAAACAATATTTGGAGTGACATCTCCACTCTTTATGGTTGTGATACAGGAAGAATTGATCAAAGTCTATGAAAAATAAGTCATCACGAAAAAAACTTCTTCCGCTTTTTTCTACACCTTTCATGTCGTAATAAAACTTAAAAACGTTGTGATGAACCAATAGAATATCTTTAGGTTGTATTTCACCTGTATAATCTATAGGTGTGGAAATTACTTCCGCAAATCTATTAGATGATTTATGGTCTTCTAATGAAACGCTTGTTATAAATTCTAAACCTGAAAATTTTTTTATATTACTGTATCTCCTACCAGAAACAGGACGTACAATAAAACAAAAGGGTGAACGCATTAAAAATTAATATTATATTCAAGTGATATAGGTAAGGTCATTTTAAACTCTTTCCACAGTAAAAGCTCCTCACTTTTTTCTATCCAAATTTTGTAAGATTGCTGATCTTCATCTTGCTGTATAAGATGTATAACGTACGTGCCTCCCAAAACTTCTTGTCCTACTATGTAGTGCATAGCACCAGATTTATAGTCTGCACCTATAGAAATTTTCCTAATATCCATTATTTAAAATGTATTATTAGTAGTAAGCTCTCTGTATAAAATATTTATTCGTAAAACTCCATTGCCCTGTGTGGCATTACCTACGTTAGTTAATAATAGAGGCTTGTTTACGCCGAGTGCGCCCACAGCAACTGACTGTTTAACAACCTTATCTGTCACAGAGTTAATTGTTGAAGAGGCGATTGTTGTTATATTTACACCGTCAAGTTTTACTATTGAGTCATTAATAAAATTAAATGCGGTGTTCCCTACATCCATAAATACATCAAACGATATAATATCCAGAACTTTGTCGCTTCCTGGAGCTGCAATTAAAATAACATCAGTAGTTCCTAAATTTATTAACTCTACATCTTGAACAGTAACATGAGCTGTAACAGTTTGTATACCGAATAAGTTTTTTACATCTGATAATTTTGAAGTTTTAGTAAGCAAACTATCTGTTTGGTCACTCAAAACAAAGTAATCATCTAATGTAGGTTGTACATTTGGGTATGCAACAGTGTTACTAATTTTAGCCATATTATTTTTTATCTTCTTCTTCAGGCTGGGTTACCACACCTGTAGCTATATCTATTTGAGCGTTTTCTCCATACTTTTGAGCCAATGTTTTTTCGTCTAATGCAAAAGCTTTACGTAAGTCGGATATATTTTCAACAAGGGATAAGATTCTTAAAACATTATCTGCTATTTCAATTTTTGTTTTTGTAAAATCTTGATTTAAACCTTGTATTCTTTTTAGTTCTTCTTCTGTTAATTTATTTTTACTCATTTTAATTTAATTTAATTATTAATTTCAAATATACTAATTATATTTTACTCTTCATTTTCCTCAACTGGCGGAGCTGGTGGATTATTAAATGTAAAATATAAATTTTCATCCACGGGATTTTTTTCTAAATCTACCTGTGATTGTATTTGTTTTTGCATATCAACCACATCAAGGCCTTTTTCTAACCAGCCAATCACAACATTTTCAAAATCTTGATCATCTGCCCATGGTATGAAAGGAGTATTTGGGTCGTATTCTAAAGCCATCGTACCAATCAGTGTGTATGAATATTTTCCTTCAATGCCAGTATAACTGTAGTGTATATTGTACACAACATTATCATGTCCTTCTGCGTGAATTTTTGCGTTTAATTGGTTTACTGTCCATTTATATGCTAGTGCCATAACTTTTTTTTACAAAGATAATTATTTTTTATTAAGGTGTATTAGAAATAGTTTCGATTGTAACCCTATCTCCTCTTGGCGCACCATCACCACCACTTTGTGTATAAACAAAACTACAATTTATATGTGTTCCTGGGGCATTAAAGGTAAAAGTAATTATATTGCTTTGGTTTCCTGACCCACCGTGTGTAACTGCTACGCTTGTTTGGTGGTTATCTATATTTTCTACATTACCTTGACCACCACTGTTATTCCAATATCCACCAATAGTTCCTTGTGTTAAACCTTGAGTACTTGTAAATGTATAATCTAAAGACCATGATTTCCAACTTGTAGCTGCATAAGTAAAAATAATCTCATCTCCAGAAATGCCACTTCTAGAAAAACCTTGCATAACTCTTATTGTACCACCTGACTGAACACCCCAACCTCCAGTGTTTGTTAAAGTTACTTCAGGATCGTTAGCAGCAGTTTGAGATATTATAGCGCCGAAAGATTGTAATCGGGCTGAGGGCGTTGTAGTTCCAATCCCTACATTTCCACCATTAAAGTATGAATCACCCTGATTTCTTATAACAACATTAGTTGTAAATGTTGGATAATAACCACTTCCGCCTAACTCATTACTTGCAAATGTGGAAACATGTAACGCATCAATTACATTAACATA